TCATTAAATGATACTGTTAATGCAGATCCACCCGCATGCATAGTATCTACAACTCCACCACTATTATCACCTGGATAAATGAAAGAATGTCCAGCGTCTACTTTAATTGCAAACTCTGTACTGTCTTCATCTCTAAATGTTAATGTAAGATGGTTGCTTGAATCTAAATTTGTAATTCTAATGTATCTAACATCGTCTTCATCGAATTGACCTGCTAGATAACTTTTTGATAAATCTGTTGAAGAAGCTGTAGCAAAACCTAATAACCCTGTTTCAGTAGTTGAAATGGTTACTATTCTTTTAACAATTTCATTAACACTAGAAATATCCAAAGATCTTTCGCTATTGTAACTATTATTGTTAAGTGTGATTTCTTCTATTACTTTAGTTGTTAATGTTGCCATTATACTTTGCCACCTCTATTGAATCTTTTTTTAGGTTTATTAGCTTTTTTAAACATCTCTTTTGAAACTTTATTTCTAAAAGCTGTTGGATCAAGAAGTTTAAATATTCTTGCTGAGTCTTTATTTCTTAATTGAGTATGATATTTACTAGCCATTGTTTCTCCTTACGGTGACGGAACGTTGACAGCTATACGTGGTTCTCCATCAGTATAGTCGTCTCTTCTTCGTCTCCCTATTTGTTCTGCACCAAACTTCTGTGCTTCAGTTTGATACTTTTGTTCATATAATTGTAGCATATCCATCGGCCCTTTTAAATAGCTAAATGCTTCGACCAGACATGCGTATAAAAGTCCATTTCCAAAATTTAGACTTAAATAAGTTGTAGTATTTGCTGAACTTAATCCTAAAGGTCTAGCATTATAATGCATTTTATACATAAATGCTGAACTTGGAGTTGGTACTATTGTAACTTTTCCAGATGAAGCTGCACCACTTCCTGTAGCTCCCCCAGACATTGCGTAGTATTTTGGAGTTCCAGTAGTTGTTTCAGCTGCATCATATTCTCTTAAATAACTAATATCTTTCTTTTCTAGCCAGCTATTAGCGCCTGTCGCTGCTGTTGTTGATGTATAAACCTGTACTCCTCTTACAAATAAAGTACCAGCTGGTGCATTAATATTGTCTTTTGAAGCAACCAGATTGCCTATAACTTCTTTTCTGTCAGCGTCAATTGGAATTTCTCTTTGAATTCTTAATTCTGAATTATCTATAAATTGATCCGTAATAGTACTAGATAATACAGAAGTACCAACTTCGGTATAATTACCAATCGCTGTTGTCAATGTTGAATATGTAAATCCCGCCATTATTTTTTACCTTCTTTTTTCTTCCAGTATTTTTTTGTATACTTAGAATCACTAGTCATAACTTCATGATATTTATCAACCATAGATGGACTAGCACTACGTTTCTTTTCTTTAAGAAATTTATTCATACTAGAAATAATTTTATCTTTTTTACCCGTCTTATCTTTTTTATATACAGTATCAAAATGTTCTTCAGCATCAGTCTTCTTAGTGCTTTTAGCGAACTTACTATAGATTTGTTTTACAACTTGGTAACTTTTATGAAATTTATTAACCATTATGCACTTAGGGTTACTGGTCCTATTGAGACTGGAAACCCTCCTCCTTTAACACTTCCTGCTGTTGCAGTGTTTGTATCAACTGTAAAATAAAACCAGTTATCTGTTTTATCTGTATCTCTACTTCCACTAACATACTTACCTGTATTAATAGCATAGCCTGCTGATTTTGCAATATTGGAACCTGCTATACCATCAAAGCTGCCTGGATCAGCATAAGACCCTGCAGTTGTTGGTGCTCCTCTAAATCTGTAAGTTGTTCCATTTGTCAAACCATGATCAGGTGCATACACATTTATAATTCCTGACGAAGCCGCGTACGTGGTAAACGGATCATGGGGCAATAATTGTGCTACAGCATTTTCTGTTCTATCTGATCTTACATTCTCTAAAGCTTGGGCATCTCCACCATGTGGTTTTGGTTCCAATTGTGGTTGCTTAGATTCAAATTCAGATTTATGAACAAACATGCCATTCCATTCTTTAACCATTTCATTGTATGGAAATTCCATACCTGATCGGTCTGATATTGCTTTTGCGTATTTTCCTCTTGCGTATGCCATTATATATTCGGGTAATAATTCTTCGGAGTTATATAAGTGCTTGCTGCAGATCCGTCTTCCGCCAGAGCACGTGCCAATTCGTCTTCATAATAAAGTTTTAATTCTTGTGATCTTTGTGGTGTAAATTTTTGAGATAAATAAAAAGCTAATCCAGAAACTAAACAAGGCATAAATCTATATGGAGCACTTGATGCATCTGTGTATGTTGCATCAAAATCCTCTAATCTTTTTACATAATAAATATGCATATCTTTAGAAGCTGCTGTTGAGTCTGGTGTTGGATAAACTGTAACTGTAGTTTTATCTACAAATCTTTGTACAAAATATTGAGAAGGTGTTCCTTTAGATAATTTACTTGATAAAGCAGAATAAGCTGATCTAGCTATTTTAGTCATTGCAGAATCAGATTGAGTTGTTTGTGTTCTATTCTGTCTATATGTCGCTTCTAACACATCAGCCATTCCATAAACACTTGCTGGAGCAACTGTTGTAGAACTTGTACCATCACTACTTGCTCTATAGAAAGTATATTCAGCTTGTCCTTCAATTAAATCAATATTAGTCTCAGCTACTTGCCAATAATGTAAACCTCTATTGCCCCATTCCTGAAACAATAGGTTTAAAGATCGTCTAGCTGTTTTTAATTGATAACCACTTACTGCTGAAATACCAAGTCTCTCGTAAGCTTCTTGTATAATTTCATCAACAGCAAATGTCTTGTCGAAAGTGACTGTTCCAGAAGTAGTATTAGCCATGCTCTACTTCCTATGAAATACTATCGTACTGTTTTAAAAATTCTATTACAACACTACATGTGTCGCTATTTGTTACTGATGCAAAATTAATTAAAACATCTCCAGTATAGTTAGCTGCCTTGGTGTTTTGTAAACCCCCAATGCTACTAAAATCATGAAAACCATTTCCTGTTAAGGCTAATCCAATTGGATTAGTTGATGAATTAACCCATTCGAGAGTAAGTGGTTTTGTTACTGCAGAATGATTAATGCTCCACCAAACTTTGTTTATATTAAGATAAGTACAAGATGCGCCATCCGATTGTCTTGTATTTAAACCAGATGCATCAACATTGTATGTTTCCGCAGTAGTTGAAGCTATTAATGCTGTATAACTATAGATGGCTTTTTTGTCACCATCAAACATTTTTAAAGCGTATTCCGCCATTTTTCCTCCTTTTCAAGAGTGGAGTCATTACACTCCACTCCGAGTTTATTTATTAACCGTTATTGTAATCAAAAGCTGCGCCAGAGATTCTAATAACAATTTTACCTGCTGTGTAAGCTGCTTCAGTAGCATCTCCAGTAGTTAAGTAAAGATATTTTTTACTTAGCGCTGCAAGTGTTGCTCCACCATCAATTGAATTATAATAACCTAAAGTTAAGTCACCATTATTCATTAAGTTTGTTCCACTTGTTAATGCTGCATTCTCCGCAGTAGTTCCAGTAGCTGAACAATCTAAATTGATGTCTGGGTCACCACCTGTTGGTACTTCTAAGCATGCAAATTCAACTTCGAATGGAATACCATTCACTGCAGTTGTTAGTTCTGCGATGTAAGCATTAGCTGCTCCACCATCAGTTCCAATAGCATCATTCGCTGTACCACCAGAAGCTAATCCACCGTGAAGGTCGATTAGAATAGTAGTGTAGATTATTCCACCAACTTTATTCACGAATGTGTTGATTGCTGTATCAGCAATTCCTGATCCATGCGAGTTAGGTGTGATCATGAATTGAGTTGCTGCAGTTCCTAAACTAGCGTTATTTGAGCCAGTTGAAGTTCCTGCTGCAACAATATTATCATAATCAGTTGCTACTTTTTGTATTTCTACAGCACCCGTGCTTTTAAGAGCTACGTAATCTACGAAAGCTCCTGTAGATGTGTTTTTAGTTGTTGTTTTTATATCGCCATCGGAACGTACTGTTCCATTAAACGTTGTTGTTGCCATAATTAAATCCTCCTAGTTTCCGAACATAGTCTCTAGGCCGTCGACTATACGCGTCTATGTTCTATTATTAATTGTATAGTGATTTTTTTATATATGAATTTTTAGTAGAGTGCAAGAACTCCCTAGGCTAAAATGCAATTTCAGCGATGTGGCGTTTATTTAAGTAGCCACAGAAACTTCGGGGGCAGCATTATTAATTGCATTTTCTCTATCTGCAATCTTAGATTCCTCGAGTTTGATCTCAGTGATAACTTCTCTAATCTTCTTATCAATTTCGACCATATCCAGAGTATATTTACCACTTTGCTCATACTCCAGTTGCCACCTCAACTCCAAGGACCTCTTTTGTTTGTACAGGTCTTGTACCATCTATAACCTCCTCATAGGTTATTCTGTTTATCTTGGGATCCATCATTTCTCCAAGATATTCCCAGTTTATACTCTTATCTCCCAATTTGTCAACTATTGAATCTTCAATAGATTTAACATTATCTTCCGCAAACACTTCAAATGTAGCGTGATATTGATATGCATAGATTTTTACTAGGAATTTTCTCATATTTCTTACCTTTATTTGTAAAATGTGGCGGAACTATGTCCCGCCACAAATTTATTTTGGATTACGCACCCTCAACACCGAAGATACCTCTGAAGTCAGATACTCCAAATGAGTATCTTTCTCTAGCTTTGTATCTAACGTTGCCAGTATCGAAATCACCTTCCATAGCAGTTTTTAAAGCTGCTCTTTGGAACATTTTCATACCGTTAGGGACATCAGT